GAGGCTCACCCCTGCCGAGTGCCCAGGCGGTGTGAGAGGGAGGAGGGTATGTCCCCTGCTCCCCATACATCTGAGAGGCCAGGAGCGGGGAAGTTGCACCGCCGAGAGGTTCGCGCCAGTTAGGTCAACCGGGTACTCAGTCCGGCCCTAACAAGTCCTGACGCGACCAGAGTAACTGTACAACCTAAGTGGGGTGGGGGCTTCGGCCCCTGCCCCGCATAGGGTGCCACACGAATCTTTTCGGGATGTCGAGATATTGGCTTACATAGACGAAGCTGAAACCGAAGCTGGCGTAGGGATGAGCGAGGCTGACCTACAAGCAGTAGTCTCCTCCTATATCTCTGACGCGATCCAGTACATAGACGACGATATCAGCCCTGTCAGGGCAGAATCCACCAGATATTATCGTGGCGATCCGTTCGGTAACGAGATCGATGGCCGTTCCCAGGTCGTGAGCCGCGATGTGCGCGATTCCGTGCAAGCCGTGTTGCCGTCCATGATGCGCGTGTTCTTCGGCTCGGAGAAGGTGGTCGAGTTCGTGCCCAGGAACGCGAACGACATGGCGATGAGCGAACAGGCGACCGATTATCTCAACTACATCGTCAGGCAGGACAACGACGCGATAGCCATCTTCTATAGCGTGTTCAAGGACGCGCTGATGAATAAAGGCGGCTTCGTCAAGTGGTGGTGGGACGACAGCATCGAAGTGCAAACCCACACCTTTGAAGGCTTGGACGAGGGTGCGCTTGGCCTGATCCTGCAAGAAGAAGGCGTCGAAGCCGTATCGGTCGAAGGACGACCAGCGCCCGGCATCCCACAGGAACAGATGCAGCAGATGGAAGCGCAGGGCCAGCCGGCCCCGCAAATCTATGATGTCGAGATCAAGCGCAGACGCAAGCGCAATCAGGTCAAGATCGAAACGATGCCGCCCGAAGAATTCTTCGTAGACGCTGCGGCTACCTCGCTGGACGATGCGATGGTGGTCGGACATCGCACGATGTCTACCGTATCAGATCTGGTCGCTTTGGGTTACGACCGCGATATGCTGGACGACCATCTGTCCGACGAGTTCGCGTTCGTGGACAGCGACGAATACTCGGCCCGCTATTCCAACACCGAGATGCCAGGCCCTGTGTCTGCGTATGAGCGCCGTCGCGTTCTGTATACCGAGGCATGGTGCTACATCGACTATGACGGTGACGGGATAGCCGAACTCAGGCGTGTTTGCACGGTGGGCAACAACTACGAGGTCGTGAACAACGAGCCAGCGGATTCGATTCCGTTCGCCATGTTCGCTTGCGATCCCGAACCTCACGTTTTCTTCGGTAGCGATATCGCGGATCTGACGAAAGATATCCAGCGCGTGAAAAGCGCAGTGCTGCGTGGTATGCTCGACAGCCTCTCGTTTGCGCTCTATCCGAGGACCGGCGTGGTAGAGGGCATGGTCAATATAGACGATGTAATGAACCCGGAGGTCGGCTCAATCATCAGAATGCGACAGCCCGGTATGGTGCAGCAGTTGGATGTGCCGTTCCTGGGCAAAGACGCTTTCCCGATGATCCAGTATCTCGACGCGATGAAAGAAGCGCGTACCGGCCAGACAGCCGCATCCCAGGGGCTCGACCCCGATGTGCTGCAATCGACTACCAAAGCAGCCGTGACCGCCACGATTAAAGGTGCCGAACAGCATCTGGAGATGATGGCGCGATTGTTCGCAGACAGTTTCAAGCGGATGTTCAAGGGCATACTCAAGCTCGTTATCACGCATCAGGACCGTGAACGTATCGTCAGGTTGCGTGACGAGTGGGTGCCCATCGATCCGCGTGTATGGGATTCAACTATGGATTGCAGTGTGAGTGTCGGATTGGGTGTGGGTACGACCGACGAACGGCTGGCTGTGCTGAATCAGGTGGTGCTACAGCAGAAAGAAGTGCTTGAGAAGCTCGGCCCGAGTAATCCACTGGTCGGGCTGGGCCAGTTCCGCAATACGCTCGCGAAGATGCTTGAGATCAGCGGTTATCCCGACTCCAACCAGTTCTTCAAGCCGTTGCCTCTGGACTACGAGCCGCCTCCTCCGCAGGAGCCGCCGAAACCGTCACCGGAAGAGATGCTGCTCCAGGCGCAGATGGCCGATATTCAGTCTCGCGCCCAAATCGAACAAGAGAAACTCCAGCTTGCGGCGATGAAACAACAGCAACTTGATGAGCGTGAATCGGCTAGAATCGCCGGTGACTTGGCGATCCGCGAGTTCCAGGCAGAATCGAAATTTGAGGATGATGTCGATCTTGAGCTTATCAAGGCGAGCCTAAAAGAAGGGCTGTGATGGATCTGACCGTAGAATACAAGGCGCGTAGGGGTCAGGAGATCCTGGACGATCCGGTGTTTGTCGAGATGGTCGCATCCGTCAGGAAGAGCATTATCATGCAGTGGACGCTGACAGAGCCGGAAGCGGTTGGGGAGCGTGAAACTCTAAGTGCGGCGAATCGCGCCCTTGACGAGATACTGCGTGAGTTGCGAATATTGGTCACTGACCAGACTATGGATCAGTCGCACAAGAAAAACAGAAAAGGAAGGAAGTGATGAGCGAAGCCGGTACGGAACAAACTGGCCCACGCTCTATGGGTGAAATTGAGGACACGTTCACCCAGATGCTTACCGGACCCGAAGAGCTACCCGAAGGGGATTCTTCTAAGGAAGAGCTACCCTCAACGGATTCTTCGGATGTAGCACAGCAGGATGCCGAGTTAGCCGATGACTCGGTGGTGGATGAGCCGGATGCTGTCGAACCGGATGAATTCTCGGATAGCGATGCGCCTCTGTATGCCGTCACGATTGACGGTGAGACATCAGAGGTTCCGCTTGACGAACTCATTAGCGGATACCAGCGCAAGGCGACGTACACACAACGGCAGCAGGAGTTGGCCGAGGCGCGGCAAACATTGGAGGAACAACTCCAGAATGTGCCCGCCCAAGAGGCCGCTATGCGCCAGACGTACCAGCAATACCAAGGGGTATTGCAACAACTCCATCAGCAGATGCAAGCCGCCAATCAACCGGCGAACCTGGATTGGGACGCTCTTGAACGAGAGAATCCGGTCCAGTGGCTGAAACTCAAGGAACTCGAGCGACAGCGAGCCGGCGAGATACAAGCGGTGCAAGCCGAACAGGCGCGTATGCAACAACTCCTTGCCGGCGAAAACGACAAAAAACTGCAAGACCATCTGGTGGTCGAGCATGGTCTGGTGTTGGAGAAAATCCCCGAGTGGGCCGATCGCGATCTACAAGCCAACGAACAGCGCAAGCTGGTCGAGTTCGGTAAGGCGATAGGGTTCAGCGACGAAGAACTCAATACGCTTTACGATCATAGGGCATTAGTCGTGTTACGCGATGCGATGCGCTATAACGAACTCACGAACGGCGACAGGATCAAAGCGGCCAAATCCAAAATCGGCACCGCAAAAGGCGGGAATCAGGAAACATCCCGCCGGGTGCGCTCCCGTAAGGCGAAAGCGGCGCGAGCCAAGCTGAAAGCGACCGGCAAGGTCGATGACGCTGCGGCTCTTTTCGCGGAGATCCTTACGGAATAACCGGAGATAAACGATGGCGGTAATTACCGACACGTTCACTACCTACGATGCGAAAGGCATTCGGGAGGATCTCAGCGATCTGATCTCTGATATCAGCCCGACTACGACGCCTTTCCAGAGTAACATCGGGTCTAGGGACGCAGACAACACATACTTTGAGTGGCAGACGGATTCGCTCGCTACGGCCAGTGCAACGCCCGTAGTCGAAGGCCAGGATCTGTCGTCATTCACGGCAGTCACTCCAACCGTTCGTCTTGGCAATTATTGCCAAATCAACATGGTGGACTTCATCATCTCGGGCACCGAGCAGCGTGTGGACAAAGCTGGCCGCGCCTCAGAGGTCGGTTACCAGGCGGCGAAAGCTGCCAAGGAACTCAAGCGCAACGTCGAAGTAGGTTGCTTGCTGAACGGCGTTGGAGCGGTTGTTGGTGCGACCGCGACAGCCCGCGTCACCTGTGGCTTCCCTGGCTGGCTGAAATCGAATGTTGTTGAAAACGCCGCGACCAAGCCCAGCTATTCGGGGTCGGTTCCGACGGGTGCGAGCGAGGTGTGGAAGTCTTTCGACATTCCCGTAGCGTTCACAGAAACGATGTTGAAAAGCACCATGCAGTCGTGCTACGAGAATGGTGGCGAGCCGAGCATATTGATGGTCGGCCCGTTCAACAAGACCGCTGTGAGCGCCTTCAGTGGCATCGCGTCGAGCCGGTACAACGTGGACGGCGCAGAGCCGTCAGTGATCATCGGGGCCGCTGATATTTACGTCAGCGATTTCGGGAATCTGTCCGTTGTACCGAACCGTTTCTTCACATCAGTGATTGACGAAGGTGCCGGATCGCTGATGAACTC